TTAATGCCTTTGATTTTTGAACGTATCTTTTCTTTTGAAATTTCGGAATGGCTGTGCGGTCCAACAAAATCTGCTCTGCCATTATGCCTGTTTAACCATTTAGTGTTATTCTGAGCATTTACTTTCGTTAGAAATCTTGTTTCATACAAGATAGCTTCATTAACAGACTTAAACACTTTACGAACCGTTGGAACAAAAGAATCTTTACCATATTGCTCAATCAATTGGTGTACAATAGGTGATGACGAAAAGTATGACACCCATAACTCATCCGGGGAACATCCTTTCTTGTATCTTACACCGTAATAGTGTTGACCCGTCGGTTTATGATATAAATGATATGTAAATGGTTTCATATACATTTATTTATCTTTATTGGAGTATGTAACAGTTGACAATTGACTTTTTTAGTGCTATACTACACATACACTGACGCAAAAGGAGCAGTAAAATGGCAACAAGATCAACTATCTCAATGGAGCAGCCCGACGGACGCATCATGACCATCTACTGTCACTGGGACGGCTATTTGGATAACAACGGACGCATCCTAGTCAAACACTACAGAGATCGTGCTCGTGTGTTGGCACTTATGCTGCTAGGTGATTTGAGTCAGTTAGGACAGGAAATCGGACAGTCGCAGGACTTTGATGCTCCCGCTAACCGGAACTGGTGTGTGGCCTATGGGCGTGATCGTGGCGAGACAGGCACTGAAGCACGAGTCTACGCTGACATGCAAGACTACTTGACTAATACACCGTTTGAAGAGTACAACTACATTTTCCGCTTGGACGACGCATGGTATGTGGACTTTGACAGTGGTGATGGCGATTTTACAACGGTTGAAGCTGCACTGAAACGAGTGGTTGACACTAACGAACTTTGATGGTATACTACACATACACTGAAACACTAGGAGCGAAACAATGTTTACAGATCACCGTAGTCAAGCAATTGAACTGGTCGATGCGGGCCTCGTAGATGCAAGAGAGATGCTGTTGATGGCACTCAACTACATGAGTCAGGACGATGTTGCTGATATGTTGGATGCCAACGAACTGAGTCCTCGCTTTAATGAAGATGAAGACGATGAGGAAGAAGAGCAGGACCCAATGGACGACTTTAACTATGTTGGCTCACGCCATCACTACTAGGAGAGTGCCGTGCGAACGATCGAAGTGGTAGTTAAGCTGTATGTGGACGAGAATGCGGATGTGAGCGAGCTTATAGCAGAGATGGACTATGATTTCGAGCACCCTGCCATTGGGGATACTGAGATTGTCATGTATAGGGAGGTCTAATGTCTCGATATACATTCAGTCGCACTAGTATCTACGATGAGCATTTCATTGTAGAGGCTCCTAGTGAAGCAGAAGCTCGTCGAAAAGTAGAGAACGGGGACGTCATCAGCAGTCAGATAGTCACATGGGTAGATTGGCAGGGGCTTGACTATACGCTAGAAGATGTTGAGGACGAACTGGTTAGATTTATTAATTCAAAGGAACAAGCATGACACGAGATGAACTGCAAGAAGAGATCGTTACGTTGGCTCTGCATTTGGACGACGAGTTTGGCGAGTGCCAAACTACTGTAGAAATGATTGCAGATCTGTTGCATATTAGCCACACGGAAGTTCGTGCTGTTTTGCAGGAAGTGCCTGAAATTGGTTGACAACGCCTACAGTTCGTGTATAATACACATATAGGGTAAACAACTAGGAGCGATAAATGAAACTTACTACACAACAGATCGTATTGCTAGAAAAAGCAATGAGCAAACTCGAAGCTGCTGACAGCTATCAACAGTCTGCTTTAGGTGCTTGCTCAATGTGTGAGGACTTGCACAATCGTATCGAAGACATACTTGCAGAGATTGAAATGCTGATTGAAGAGCCAGAAATGGTTGACAGCGACGCACTTTCGCCGTATAATACTGTTAATAGTTAAACACCACTAGGAGCGACTAATGGACATCAAGCAGATCAATAGCCACATCATGTTTGGCACTTGGACTGACGTTGAACTGACCAGTGTAATCAATGCTGTCAAGTTCGCCAAAGCCAATCTACAGCGACAGATCAAGCGTGGACTAACAGTTGGTGACAATGTCAGCTTCACATCGAGCAAGACTGGTCGTACAGTAACTGGTCATGTGGTTAAGATTGCTATCAAGTATGTTACGGTGCGGACTGTAGAAGGATTGTGGAAAGTGCCTGCCAATATGTTGTCTGTCCTCGAGGAGGCTTAAATGTACGCTATCAAGTATGGCGAGGCCTATCTGGCCGGTGTTCAATACGGTAGCATCAAGACCAGTAAGACACCTAAACTGTATACTAGTCTGAAGGAAGCCAAAACCAGATTAGATGCTATGGTTGAGGATCTAAACGAGCGTATTCAGTTTATGCAATCGCGGCTCGAAGATTTTGACAAGGCAATTGCTAAGGCAGATACTGCACTAACAGCCGCTAGAAATAAACGGTTGGCCTTGATCGAACAGCCCTACAAGTCAGTAGTGGATAAGGTTAAGACTGTTGACAGTAAGATCTACAATGCTACCTGCGATTTGGACAATGCCAAGTATCGAAGGGCAGATGCTTTGCGTAGCATCAAGCGTTGGCAGAAGGCATTAGCTACAAAGCCACAGATTGTAGTAATGGGTGATCGTCCGTTGGATACATCGGATGCATTTGAAATACTAAAAGCATAGGAGAGTGCCATGGGTTTGGATATGTATTTGAATGCTAAACGTTTCCTTTGGTTTAAAGAGGAAGAGTTGGCTGAAGCTATTGCTGCACACTTCCCTGAACTCAAGGACCGTAGGGTCAAACAGGTAGAAGTAGAAGCTATCTACTGGCGTAAGGCTAATGCTATCCATAAGTGGTTTGTGGATAATGTGCAGGCGGGAGTAGATGACTGTGGCAATTACTACGTAAGTCGAGAGCAGTTGGCTGAACTGCGAGATACTTGTCGTAGGGTTCTAGACTTTAGACACCTTGCTATAGGACAACTTCCACCGCAGGAAGGCTTCTTCTTCGGCAGCACAGACGTTAACGAATTTTACTTCCAGGATTTGGAAACTACCGCTGCAAAGATTGACAGCGTTCTGCAGGATTTCCCAGCAGAAGGTTGGGAGTTTGAGTATCACAGTTCGTGGTAAAAGTGCCACAAGGGGCGGTTGACAGCCGCCCGTTTCTATGTTATAGTACACATACACTGAAACACAAGGAGCGAGCAATGATTACACCAGATACAATTAAACACTTGATGTCTTTGGACCGTTTTGACATTGTTCGCATTTTGGATCGTAGCGGCTACCCGATGTGTGCTTTTGAAGATGCAGAGTTCCTGGGCATTACTGAGTCTGGTGATTTTTGCTACACGGTCTCTTACTATGATGAAGCAGGCACGGGAGAAGCAGAACAGACACGAGTTTACGTTCGTCGCGAAAAAGCCACAGGCGAAATAGTAGCAGAATTTTAGTTGACAACACTGTCAAGTGACTGTATAATACACATACACTGAAACATTAGGAGCGAAACATGAAAGCAACAGATTACACCAAAATGCAGGCCCGTTATAGCCAACTTCGTTTAGAGTTGGCACAGATTCAAGCGCAGATGGAACAGTTCCGTTTGGAACAGCTTCGCAAAGTTGAGATGGTTAAGAATGCCTCTAGTACTTCCCTACTGTTCAAAGGGCGCACGATCAACGCAAAGAAAAACCGTTGGGGACGACTTGTGATCAAAGAGGGCAAGAAAACTTTGGTTAAAGAATACTTTGGTGGTATTCATGATGTGCGATTTGCTGTGGCAATGGGACAACTATAGGGGTTGACAGGGAGCAATCCCTGTGCTATAATACACATACACTGAAACAAACGGAGCGTGTTATGAAACTTACTGTACAGCAAATTACACTGTTGGAAAAAGCAATGGCTAAACTTGAAGCTGCTGACAGCTATCAACAGGCTGCTTTGGGTGCCACAGACTTGTGCGAGGACTTGCACTATCGTATTGAAGAAATACTGGCAGAGATTGAAATGCTGGTAGATGAAACAGAAACTGCTTGACAAGTGCCAAAATTGACTGTATAATACACATACACTGAAACTTTAGGAGCGATACTGTGAACATCAAAACACTGCAAATTCAACTGTCAAATGCTCGTGCTCGTGTAGCAGATTTGGAAGCAAAGCTGGCAGAAGCTCAGAGTGCCGAGCGTAAGAAAGTAGAAGTTATTCAGAACGATGCCAGCGTTACACTGCTGTACAATGGACGTCGTATCAATGCTCGCAAGAACAGCCGCGGACGTTTGACTGTCTCTGAGAACAAGCGTGTCATTGGCTCGGACTACTTGTGGGGCTTGAATCAACTGCGTGTTGATATTGCCACAGGTGTAATTTAACGGTTGACAGAAGCGAGTGCCCCTGTTATAATACACATACACTGAAACACAAGGAGCGAACAATGTCAGCACGTATTGAGATCATCGAAGGCGTTTACAAAATCCGTGGCAAGGATACTTCAGTCGCAGGCTATCACTTTGATTTGGTAGAGCAGTATCGCCCAGAAGGCGGCTATGTGACTGTTGACGGTGCAAGCATCGAGCCCAAGTTGAGTGGAGTGCCAGATCGTAAGATTCGTATCCGTTGCACGGGTCCATCGTCATACAAACTAGTGGGCGGCGAGATGCCTGCTGTACGCTCACGTGAGCCCGAAGGTGTAATGAGCTTGGCACAATTGCCCGTTAGTGAAGCTACTGTAGCACACGAGACAGACGAAGAGATTGTAGAGCGTCTGCGTAAACGTTTCAACATCCTTAGCGAAATGACTAAAGCGGTGCGTGGCGGTACTGTACGTGCTATGATTGTGTCAGGTCCCCCAGGCGTTGGCAAGAGCTTTGGTGTTGAAGAAGTGTTGGGCAAGGACGACCTGTTTGACATGATGGGACAGCGTAAGCCTAAGTATGAAATTGTTAAGGGTACCTTAAGTGCTGTTGGATTGTATAAAAAACTTTATCAGTATTCAGATAAAGGCAACATTCTAGTGTTTGATGACTGCGATGTTATTTTTACTGATGAACTCAGTCTGAACATTATGAAGGCAGCATTGGATTCAAGCAAGAAGCGTACTATCTCATGGAACACCGACAGTCGTACTCTCCGTCAAGAGGGAGTGCCAGACAAGTTTGAGTTTAAAGGCGGTGCTATTTTTATCACCAACTTGAAATTTTCAAACGTGAGGTCAAAGAAGTTACAAGATCACCTAGCGGCATTGGAATCACGCTGCCACTTTATCGATCTTCAAATGGATACAGACCGTGAGAAACTGTTACGTATTCGTCAGATCTCACAAGACGGCATGCTAGACAGTTATGAGTTTGAAACAGGTGTTGTTGATGAAATTGTTGACTTTATCTGTGAAAACAAAAACAAGATGAGAGAGTTGTCATTGAGGACTGTTCTTAAAATTGCCGACCTTCGTAAGAGTTTTCCTAATACTTGGAAACTGATGTCAGAAGTGACTGTTATGAAGAATGCGTCTTAATGTGTCCAGGTAGTGTATTGACAGCATAGAGATTACCACAGACAGGGCAGGCTTTTTTAGGTTTAGGTCTCCCTTTCTGTGCTCTGCTAGTATTTGCGGCTATTAGTGCTTTTGTTTCAGCAGAATGAGTTTTACCATAAAAAGGATTTTGATCGCCGACTAATTTTTTACGGAGTGCCACAGATTCCATATGTTGGGTGTATCGTTCAGGAGACATAGGTTTACCCTTGTTAGGAGGAGCAACACCTAACCCTTTACCTTTACGACCAGCACTGATTTTAGCAATAGTTTCGGGGTCTCTAGATTTGCCTTTGAGTTTTGACGGTAGTCCCTTGTTCCAAGGCGGCTTGTTGGCAGTACTGAAAATAGTATTTCCGTTGGTTTGATCTTGATATTTTTTGTTTAAGCAGAGAGGATCTTGAATGTGTTCTTTTATTAAATTTTGTTCAGTCCAATAAATTTTATCTGTATCGATGCTTTCAAAAACAATCTCTGTTTCAAATGATTCTTTACCGAATTGTTTAATCATGTTTTTGATGGTTCGAGAGGATGTGAAATAGCAGATCCAAAAGTCAAGAGACGGTGTTCTTTTATGTCGCATGTTAGCCGTTCTTGAACCGTAGTAGTAGTGACCTGTATTCTTATTTTTTATAAAGTATACATAACCTGAAATATTCATACATTTATTTATACAGACCTAGAGCAAACATAAGGAATATTGAAATGGAAATTGTCAATCGCGAGTGCCAGTGGATTGGTCCAGAACAGGATCCCCAACATGGACCAGTCCACATGTGCTGCAAGCCTACGGTCCTGGACCGTAGCTACTGTGCGGATCACATTTGGCGTGTATATCAGCAGGGCACATCAAAGGGCAATAGCCGCAAGCTGAAAGAAATGGAACGTGAATTGGATTACATTCTTAAAAAGGAGGCTGAGTATGAAGATGAGTAAAATTATCTTGTTTGTGTTGTTGATTGCTGTGGTTCTGTTCGCAGCACCTATTCTGGTTATTTGGTCGTTGAACACCTTGTTCCCAGTATTGGCAATCCCCTACACTCTCTACACTTGGGCAGCGGTTGTGATTTTGGGTGCCTATGCCAAGGCTAATATTGGACAAAAAAGTTCTTGATGCAGGAGATATAGACATGTATACTAGTAACATACTGAAGACGACTTCAGATCAAGTCAAAGGGAAAACTAACATGAAATTTCAAAAAATCAATCGTGAAACCAAAACTGGTAAAGTGTTTACTGCTCTCCAAGCTGGCGAGCGTCTTACTCCAGCTGAAGCTCGCAAGCGTTTTGGCGTTGCTAACCTGTCAGCAGAAGCCAGCCGCATCCGTCAGTTGGGCTTTGCTGTCTATGCTAAGAGCCGCAAGGCAGGCAACAATGTTCAGGTCACTGAGTATGTGATGGGTGAACCCAGCCGTGAGATCGTTGCACTGGGCTACAAGGCCAAGGCAATGGGCATCACACTCTAAACAGTCTCTCCAAAGTCCCAGGATTCGCTCCCCTGGGCAAATAGCCAACCCTGATTCGCTCCCGGGGACGGCACCGAAGGGCATCCGTTGGGAAACGTGATGCCCTTCACCCGTTTGTGGCTTAAATACAACAGCCAGGCACTCCGCCAAACCGGTTGACACCAACTGAATTTGGTACTATACTATAGATATACAGTTAGGAGCGAGCAATGACATTCACAGCAGATCATGTATGGGGCTTAGCTGCCCGTGCTGACACACTCAATGACGGTTATGTCAAAGAGGACATTTGGAATCGTAATTCAGAAGCCGCTTTCATTGCCAAGAAAGCCAACAAGGCACTAGTCAAGCAATGGCTTCGCGAAGGTGAAGTCCCCACAGAAGAAGAAGTCAATCTGGGTCGTGAGTACCGCAGGTTTTTCAATACCTACACACTAAAAGCCCTGATGGGCGGTTTGAACTCGTTTGAATCACATGCCCTAAAGATAGCACAGATGGAAGAGTTCACAGACAAGAATCTATTGGAGTTTGCCTTTATCAGTTGTCTGCCCAGTGTTAGCCGTCGTGAGCAGGCTCGTGTAGACCTCAAGCATGAAGTGTTTGCTTCAGAACAGTTGCCAGGCAATCCAGGCGATGCTATCCGTGCTGAGATCGAAGTGTTGACTTCTGCTTATTCGCCCAACAACGGCAAGTATCGAATCACTGCCCGGTTAGGTGAAAGCTTCGTAGACTTTTGGGCTGCTACAGAACTCAAAGGCACTGTCAAGATCCGTGCTAAAATTAAAAATCACCGTGTGGATAATACAACACAATTAAACTATGTCAAGGTTGACAGGGTTGCGGTTTGATACTATAATATATTTGTTGAGTTAGGAAATAGATAATTTTAATTTTTAGGAGAGGTCAATGTCCAAGTCCGCAGATGTTAGTATTCGTCAAGTAGGTCCCAAAGCTGCCAAGCGAGCAATCCGCAAGGCAATTCAAACCCGTCGTCCAGTGTTCCTTTGGGGTCCCCCAGGAATTGGCAAGTCGGACGTTGTCAAACAGATCGGTGAGGATGCTGGACGCGAAGTCATTGACGTTCGTCTGGCTCTGTGGGAACCAACTGACATCAAAGGCATCCCTTATTACAATGCTGACGCTGGCAAGATGGTGTGGGCACCTCCAGCAGAACTGCCCACCGATCCAGAATCGACTGCATTGATTTTCCTGGACGAGTTGAACTCAGCTCCTCCTGCTGTACAGGCTGCTGCCTATCAGCTGATCCTTAACCGTCGTGTTGGTACTTACCATTTGCCCAAGGGTGTTGATGTTGTGGCAGCTGGCAACCGTGAAGGCGATCGTGGCGTTACTTATCGTATGCCCAGCCCACTGGCAAACCGTTTCATTCACTTGGAAATGAAAGTTGATTTTGACGACTGGCAAGATTGGGCTACGCTGAACAAGCTTCATCCAGAAGTTGTGGGCTATGTTGCGTTCGCCAAGCAGGACTTGTACGACTTTGATCCAAAGGGTGCCTCAAAGAGCTTTGCTACTCCACGCTCGTGGATGTTTGTCAGCGACTTGTTGGACGATGACGACACCGACATCGACACGCTGCACAACCTGATTGCTGGTGCTATTGGTGACGGGCTGGCTATCAAGTTTATGGCACACCGCAAGATTGCTGCCAAACTGCCCAAGGCTGCTGATGTGTTGGACGGCAAGGTTAAGGATCTACAGGTTAAGGAAGTGTCGGCTATGTACTCGCTTACCACTTCACTCTGCTACGAACTTAAGGATCGTGCTGAGAAGAAGGTTAAGGGCTGGGATTCAATGGCAGATAACTTCTTTGAGTACATGATGGCGAACTTCTCTACTGAGATTGTGGTTATGGGTGCTAAGACAGCACTGACTAACTTCAACTTGCCACTGGATGCTACTAAGATGAAATCGTTTGACGCATTCCACAAGAAGTACGGAAAATACGTCCTCCAAGCGATGGACAATTAATCACTGACCTCTCCAGTTAGTGAGCAGTAAGGGAGGGCGCCGCTCAACAGGTACCCTTCCATTT